GCAGTGTAATAGCTGCACATATTTTGCCCCGTCTCCATACGGGGGGCTTTGCGTCTTAACGCGAGTTCTAATGGAGCGTGAGTGCGATACGATAGCGCGCTGCGTGGGCCCGGGCGTCAAGGGTGTTCTTTAGCACTCGGACCCGCCAACATATCAACAGATTTGGTTTCTTTTGTACATACCTGTAACATTATTAGTATTGTAGTACTATTTGAAATATTAGCAATGTAATAACAGAACCAACCTTGTGTTATCTAGTCAGAACTGTCTGCGGAAGGTGTTCTGATTTTGAGACACATTGTTTGCATTTGGAAGTGTAGCCAGTTTACGCTGTTTCAGACAAACGGTTTAATACATTTCCAGTGCACTCACAGCCAGCCTACACTGTTTCAGGAAGGCGGTTTAATGTGATTGGTCGAAATATAAATACCAAAAACGCCCCGTTGGGAGGACCTCTTTAGTAGTGGGAGTTTGCTGGTTCGTTTCCAAGTCTGGATGAGCAATCATGTTTACTAGTTGTGGCTTGGCCTGCCTTTTGTTAGGCATAAACCAAGCGTGCTGGTACTAGGGATAATTGGTCTGATTCCTTCACCGTAAGACGACTTCGCAGGTGATGGGTCCAGGTGGGTCTGGACCACGATGATGTCAATGACAAGGGCTTGCAAGGCCTTTCCCCGGGAACGTCTATGTGATTGTTTTGAATGGCATGGTAGTGCCAGTGTAAGTAACCTAAGCGAAGGAGAGGTATTAGGGTGCGGCTTTTAAGCTCACACTCGATCTCAATAGCTGTGAAATGCAGCTTTGATCCTTCTTTTCTGCAACCCACCGCCATGCCCTTCATCCCCCTTTCAAGTTGGGTGAAACTTGGCACATGCTGGCTCTGTGTAAACCAGTTCAAAAGCAATTTCAATGAATAGCACAATGGCACACAAAAAGTTTTCATACGATCAGTACGTTCACGATTTGATCATGCGCAACCTTGTCTTTCTTGATTCTAATGGTGAACCTTTGCTTCGTGCATATCACAGATCTTTGCGTGAGGAACGACAGAGACAGTGTGCGGCGCGCAGGGTGAAAATCATGCGCAGGTCTAAGCCTAAGGCAGTGCGTGAGCAAGAGGTTCGTGATGAGCGGGAGGCTAAGTATGCCAGTTTGCTTTCAGATGACATTGATTTTGAGGCAGGCGTCCCGGCCATTATTAGCGCGGGCGCCGCGGTCATTGCGGCCATTTCCGGTGCCGTCATAGCCCGGGGTGTTTCCAAGAATGCCAAGTCCATTGCTGATAGCGTGGACACATTGTCTAAGGCAGCTTCGGAGGCTGCTGATGAGGCAACCACCACTTTGAGTGGCGTCAATGAGTTCTTTCGTAAGATTCATGATGCCATCAAAGCTTTTGTGGACCTTGTCAAGTCCATTGGCGGCATTTTCTGGAAGCTCGTGATTGGGGCCTTTGTTGTGGCTTTGCGTAGTCTGACTGGCATAGCCATTGTGATTCAGGATTTTGCGCTTGGCATTTTGTCCAAGCTTGTCCCTGATGTTTCCACCTCTTTTGATTTCGAGGAGGGGGACATCGAGCCGCAGTCTAGCAACCTTGCTTCGTCTGTGGCTGCCATGATGTCATGTATCATTCTTCCAACGGCCAGCGCTAGCAATCGCGCTCAGCTGGCCAATTCAGTTTTTCGGAACATTTCCATGTTGCCTAAGGCAGCTGAGGGCTTTGAGGCCCTGTTTGGCACCATTATGCGTATGACGCAGGCTGGTGTTAATGCCGTGTTGAAGATGGTTGGTAAGGAGGAGGTGTCTTTGGTTGGAGCAGCTGAGGCAGAAGTGCTTAAGTGGTGCAAGGAGTGCGACAAGGTGATAGCAGTTATTGACTGCGAGAAACCCGAAATTGCCAAGCTCATTGAGGCCAAGAGCCTGCTTGTGATGGGCTACAACATGAAGAGCACCATGCAGGCACAGCATTTGCGCCGTACCATTGAGCACCAGCTGGACAAGCTCAACTCCAAGATTGCCCCTTTTAGAGGGCTATTGGACACTGAGGGCACATATCGTATGCAGCCCTTGTTTGTGATGTTTGGTGGTGATTCGGCCACTGGCAAGACATATCTTGTCAAGGCGTTCACCACTGCTTGTCTTGTCATGGCGGGCTTGTGTGAGCCGGAAATGGCTGCGCACAATATGTTTCAGAAGGGCGAGGATCGCTTTTTCAATGGCTACAGTGGCCAGGCGGCGTACATCATGGATGATGTATTCCAGAAAAAGCCTGTGCCGGGATCTGACGAGTGTGAGGCCATGACTGTTATCAAGGCGGTTAATAGCTGGCCTTTTCCTTTGCCCTTTGCCGATGTCGAGAGCAAGGGCCGCTTTTTCTTCAATTCCAAGCTTATGGTTGGCACTACGAATGAGAAGAACATCTCTGGTGCGCTGGACCCAATCATCACGTGTCCCAAGGCCGTTTTGCGCCGGATCTCACATGGGTACTGGATGTCCGTCAACGAGTCTTTTAAGACTCAGGCAGGTTCATTCAATTACCGCAAGTGGGAGCTTGAGCAGCAGGCGCGCTTTGAGGCCCTTGGTGATGAATACACCACCGAGCAGTGGCTTAACTCTGTGCCTTGGGAGGCTTGGAGTTTGGAGCCTTGTGGCTTTGACGGAATTTCTGGAGGAGTCGGGCCTCGTGTCATAGACCTTGTAAAGGATGTGGCACATCAGCTTTCTCAGAGAACTGCGGCTCATGCTGAGAATGTTTCTAACATTTTCAACTGGGCACTTGCTTTTAAGAAAGCCAAGAAGGCTGTGGGCATTGAGCCCCAGTCTGGCCCAGTGATGCGCACTGCTGATGTGTGCGACCTTGAGGACGAGTCCATTGGATATGCTCGATCTGAGTTTGTCCGTAATTGCGATTCGATTGGATCTGAGTGTGATCTCGATGCCATGATCAATGAGGATGGCCGAGATTTTTGGGCCGGTATGGATTTTCGCCCCAAGGTGCCTCAGGATGAAGCTGATGTGGTTCGCTGTGGGTGGACACATTGGGCGCGCAAGGAGATGTCCAATTTCAGGCTGTTTATGGAGTTGCTTGTTCAGCAGCTTCATCAGTTTACTCCTGGCCCTTGGATCAAGCAGTATAAGAGGCAGTGGAGGCGCAGGGATTACGGAGGAATCGCCTGGGTCACGTTGAACCTACTTTCCACACTTTATGTGGGGGTTAAGGTGCTTGGCCTGGTCTTTAAGGCTGTCAGGGGGGTGGTCGGAGCAATCCGCAACCTTCTCTTTGGCAAGCCTGAAGGAGATGGTGAAGAGGCCGATGATGCAGAGGAGCAGAGTGTTCACCGTGATGTGGATGTCAAGCCTAAGCCCAGGACCAAGTACCCTCCCCCATCTGCAAAGGCAGAGAATGGGGGTGGTGCGGCCATCTCTCAGTCAGATAGGGTCTATCGCAACACCTATAAGGTGTTTGCTGATGGTGAGCCCGTGGGCCAGATTCTCATGGTGCGCAATCGCATTGGCGTCATGCCTTTTCATTTTCGTAAAGTTTTGACAGTGGCCAAGAGCATTGAGATGCTCAGCTGCAATGGTGTGAACCAGGAGCTGCGCTACTGTTTCAGCGGTGCCAAGTTTGCTGGCATGGAGCATGTTGACTATGAGGACTCGGATTTGTGCTTCGTGGATTTTTCCAGTGCGTGTATGCACGCACACCGCGATTTGGTCAAGCAATTTATTGCTGACCGCGATTTCCAGAGGGATTTCCGCACAGGCGCCAACATTGGTGTGCGCCTTGATGTGGCGAGAGACTTTGCTTTTGAGGGCAAGTCTTATGTTCAGCAGATTGGATACGTGGTGCAAGGTGTCTCTTTTGAGGAGACCATCCGAGTCAAGGGTGCTGAGGTGAAGGATGTATATACCTACACCATACCAACTCAGGCTGGTGATTGCGGCGCTATGCTCACTATCACTGAGCCTCGCTATTTCGCAGGCAAGAGCATCTTGGGTATGCACATTGCGGGTCGATCTTTGACGCCTGGCAGTGCTGCGCAGAGGCAGGGTTATGCCGCAGTGCTCACGCATGAGCTTGTGGTTAAGACTCTGTCCAAGTTTTCCAACAAGGCTGCCATCATTGAAGACACTTTTCATGATGGTCTTGCCAAGAAGGGTATAACCCTTGATGATGATGGAGACATTGTGGAGGAAATGGGCCTTGCTGATGGCTCATTCACTGGGGTTGGCCTTGTGGATAAGTCAGTCTCTCAGAGCACACGCTCTAAACTGATTCCTTCAGGCTGCGAGGTCTTCGGGCCTTGTCCCATGAAGCCAGCCATTCTTAGCCCTGTTGTGCGAGATGGCGTTGTCATTGAGCCCATGGTGAAAGCCATGAGTAATTATATGAGCACAGTCCATCTTTCCGACATTCCTAACGCAGATGCTGTCATGGCCTTGGCTATGAAGCAGCATTGGCTCAAGACAGCCAAGTGCACGCGCCGACTGCTCACTTTGGAGGAGTCAGTGCTTGGGGTGCCACACTTGAAGTTGAAGAGTGTCAACCGCTCTTCCTCTTGTGGGTATCCCTTGTGCCTTGAGTTTGCTAAGGGCAAGAAGGATATCTTTGGCGATGGCCAAGATTATGATCTTACCAGTGAGGCATCCCGCAAGGTGTTGCTTGAGGCTCAGGCCATCATTGATGACGCCAGGCGGGGTGTCAGGCGCCCCCACATTTTTGTGGATTTCCTGAAGGACGAGCTGCGCACTAGCGCGAAAGTGGATGACGTTCAGACTCGCGCTATATCTGGGGCGCCTTTGCCCTACGTCTTGGCGTGCAGGATCATGTTTGGGGCTTTCATTAGCTCCGTTCACATCCACAATGTTGAGGTTGGCATGGCCCCTGGGATCAACCACCATTCTGAATGGGGGCACCTGGCCCACAGGCTTTTGAAGCCTGGTGGTAGGGTTTTTGCTGGTGACTTCAAGGCATTTGATGCCTCTGAACAGCCAGACATTCATGCCATGTGCCTCAAGTACATTAACAAGTGGTATGAGGTTGGTGGTGCCTCTGCGGAGGACCAGCTAGCCAGGGAGGTTTTGTTCCTTGACCTTGTGCATTCTCGCCATCTCACTGGTGGTGGGTGCATTCGGGAGGCCATAGTGCAGTGGCACAAGTCTCTGCCTAGTGGCCACCCCCTCACCACCATTGTCAACTCAATGTATTCATTGTTCACTTTGACCGCGTGCTATGTCAAGCGCACCCGTGACTTGACTGACATGTGGGAGAAGGCATACATCTGCACTTATGGCGATGACAACGTTTCCGGCGTTTCCGACGAGGTCTCTGAAGTCTTCAATCAAGAGACTGTCGCCGAGGATATGAAGGATTTTAAACTTGTCTACACTTCTGACCGCAAGGATGGGGTTCTCCGCAAGTATGAGAGCATTTACGATATCACCTTTTTGAAGAGGTATTTCGTGGATGCCGAGTGCGATAGCGGATGGGCTGGCCCTCTTACACTTGACAGCATTCTGTACCGCATCTATTATTACAGGAGCAACAAGAATTTTGCAAGGGATATGGAGGCCAACGTTGAGAGCCTGTTGATTGAGCTTTCCATGCACTCTGAGGAGGAGTGGACCGATAGGTACAATCTGCTTCGGGAGTATTGTTTGGAGGCTAACATTCCCTTGGCAATTGTTTCCAGGGATCAGGCCAGGAGCATCTTTTTCAGTAGGGATGATACCTGGTTTTAGGCTGCGTTTTTGACACCTTGTAAATAATGTCGCCACGGCACGGTGTCAACTGAGTCGGCCACACGTACTACTCAGTTAGAGAGAATGGCGTCACCCACGTTGGCTTGTGCGAGTCGCGTGGTGTATATAGTAGCACACTATGGAACCTTCAAAAGAAACAGAGTGCAACTCTATAACTGCGTTAGATGTACCCAGCAATGTTGATAACAATGCTGGAGTTGAGTTTCGTGATGAGGCCAGCATTTGCGCTGTCGGTTATGCCGGTAGCGAGAGTCAGTTTTTGGTCGCTGATGATGATATGCAGAATCCCAAGAGTTTCTTTTCTCGCCCCACATTGATTGCTCGCGGCAATCTCGCCACCACACCTGGTTTGTTGTATGGCCTTAGCATCACGTATGCGAATTTGGTCAACAACATTCCTCAGTGGGCTGAGCGTTTGCGCGGTATCAATGGTATCAGGGGCGATTTGGTGTTCACAGTTGAGCACAATTGCAACCCCTTTCAGCAAGGCATTTTGGTGCCCAACTTTCAGTATGGGCAGTTTCAGTTCCGTAGGGGCTCGCGACCTAGCATGTGCACACATTTGCCTCATGTTAGGCTTGATGTGTCGATGAACACTCAGGCAGTGTTGCGCGTTCCTTATTTGAGCGAGTTTGAGTACTGGGGGCCTTCTGATAGCGAGAGAAATCTTTCCATGGGGCTTTTTAGTTTGACTCAGCTACTTGGCACTCCTTCACTTGCAGGATCTAACACGCCAGTGTACAAGGTCTATCTGCACATGGAGAATGTCCAGTTGCTTGGCCGTAGGAATATTGCTAGTACTACTTTCATAGTTCCTCAGTCTGGTGTGGCTCGAGCCAGAATACCTGGTTCTTCTAATTCAGAGGAGGAGCTTAAGTCCAATGGGAAGTTTTCTGGTGTGCTTGCTACAGCTGCGACTCTTCCTGGAGCTGTTGGCAGGGCTTTTCCTTCTCTTCGCCCATTTATGGGTAGCGCCACTTGGTTTTTGAATGCATCAGCCAAGGCTGCCAGTGCCTTCGGATTTTCCAAGCCTGTGCAGACTGTTCCTTTGCAGAACATGGCTCGCCACACTAATTTTTATGAGAACGTGTGTGATGTTCCCCTCACCGCTACAGTGGTGGGTGGGTTTCAGACGAACTCTGTTGCAGT